CTTGAAAAAGGCGCTCCCCGCACCGGCAAATCTGGTGTGGACAGGTGGCCGAGTGGTTAAAGGCAGCAGACTGTAAATCTGCCCGCGCAAGCGTACGCTAGTTCGAATCTAGCCCTGTCCACCACCATCGCGCCGTTTTTCATAGCAAAATCAATCACTTATCGTCCCCTTTGGGGTTCGTTTTGGCGAACCTTTTGTGCACGTTAGACATTGCCTTGCCTGCGAGAGCGCGTTTGTTGGCGCTTTCGGCGTACTTGGCGAACTCGCGGTCGGTCTTGTGGCCGGTCACGGCGCGGCCCTCGAGCACGGTGGCGCCGGCTTCGGCCAGGCGGCGGCTTGTTGCCTTGCGGAGGCCATGCGGTGAGCAGTGCGGGATGCCGGCCTTCACGCACGCGCGCTTGAACCAGTTGTAGAAGCCGGTCGAGGTGAAGGGCTGTCCGAACTGTGTTTCCAGATACGCGGCCTTGCCGCCCGGGAAGGCATGCAGTGCGGTCAGCAGGTCTGGCCCCATCGGGACATGGGTGCCGCTGTCGTTCTTGCTGTGGTGCAGGATCAGTTCGTCGCCCTGCCGATTCGCGGGGCCTACCTTCAGAGCATCAGAACGCCGCTGGGCTGTCGCCAGCAGCAGTTCCTTGGCAAGACGTTCGCGCGTGCCGAAGGGCCAGCGCGCGTCGAAGGCGTCGATCTCTTCCTCGCTCCAGGGATGGAAGCCCTTGCCGGTGCGGAAATTGTCGGTTGCGTCGACGGGGTTGTCCTGGCGCCAGCCCAGCTTGATGGCGTGGCGGTGCAGCCGCGACAGAACCTTGCGCAGATTGTTGGCGGCCGCCGGCGTCTCGCGCATGGAACTGAGCTTGCGCTCGATCGTGGCCGTCGTGACGCGGCGAACGTCCTTGGTGCCGTTCTTCTCGCGAAACCGCTCGATGATACTGCGGTAGGTTTTCTGCGTGGAGGGCTTGCTGTCGATCCACCGGGGGCTCTGATAGAAGCTGGTGATCAGCGCATCATAGGTAAAGGGCGCCCACCGCTCCTCGGGCGGGGGCATCACGCCGTTCTGCGCAGCGTGATACTCTGCCATGAATTCCGGGGTGCCGGGCGCATGACGCAGATACACCGACGGCTTGCCCTTCTGGCGGAAGCGATAGCGTGTCTTGCCGTGCCGATCCTGGAAGGAGGTCACGTTTTTGGGGAGCCAGCGACGGCCCATCAGTCCAGTTCCTCTTCAGGCATGTCATCGACGGCGTTGCGCCGCACCATGACTTCAAGGCTGCCGTCGATTCGGATGGCAACGCGGATCTCTTCAAAGCCGAGGTTCGCCACGGCGTTGATGGCGCGACGGATGTCGGCCTGGCGGAACTTGGCCCCAGGCGGGACAAGCTCGGGGGTTGGGATTGCGCGGTCCATCAATCGATTCCCAGTGCGCACTTGTAGACGTCGAGGATGGCTTCCATCTCGCGCCGGTCGTCGGGCTTCATCTTGCGCAGGCGGATGATCTGCCGAGCGACTTTGGCGTCGTATCCAGCGGCTTTCATCTCGCTATAGACGTCGCGGATATCGTCGCTGATGCCCTTCTTTTCCTCTTCGAGGCGCTCGATGCGCTCAATCAGCAGCTTGAGCCGATCGTCTGCCGCGCGGTGTTCCTCGGGAAGATCAACAGGAATGGTGAGTTGGCTGGTCATGCTGCTTGCGCCTCCTCGCGCTCACACAGTTCAGGCTGATTCGCCGCGACCAGGGCGCGGGCCATCGGTGGGCAGACGCTGTTGCCGATCGCGCTGATCTGTTCGGAGATGGTGAGCTTGCGCTCCACCCACTTGCCGCGCAGGAACTTTCGCACGATGGGATCGAGCACATAGTCTTCGGGGAAGCCCTGCGCGCGGGCGAGCTCTCGCGGGGTGAGCATGCGCAGGCCGATATCGACTATCACATAGGTGGTGGCGTCGATGGTCACCGTGACCACGGCGAAGCGGTGCTTGGTGGTGACGGTGTCCAAAGGCCGGTCGACCGCTTGGATCTGCGCCGCCTCGCTTTCCCCATTGGTGCTGTAGTACTTGACCAGGAACGCGGCGGTCATCACCGCACGGGCCAGCATTTCCGGGGGCAGCGCGTCCCGCTCCACCAGCGTGGTCTGCACCAGGCGCTGTTGCGAGCCGGTGGTGGTCACCGTTGACAGTGGCACATTGGCTGCGTGGCCGGCGGCGTTGCGCATGCGCGGGCCGCCGTTGGCTTGTTCGATGTGCGCTGCGACGATCGCGTGATGTTGACCGCCAGCGCGGACGGTGCGCAGCGGCGCGCCAGGTTCGCCGCCGCCGTTCTTCTTGTCGCTGCCGTAGAAGCTGGACAGGAAGGCGGTTACGGCAGCATGTTTGCCGCCACCGCCCACGATGGTGCCTAGCGGCTTGTCGATGTGTGGGACTCTAGGCGCTTGGCCTCGGCGCTCGCCGTACCCAGTTTGAACTAGCGTAGCCGCAACCACCTGGTTCGTATCTTTGGTCGATGCGCAGACCGTGTGCATGGGCGCGCCGGCGGGGCGGTTGCGCCCGCCTTGCTGACCAAAGCTGATGAACGGCGCGATCTCCACGTCAACCATGCCGAGCGGGGTTGCGCCGGCCTGGCGCGTGGGCTGGCCATTGGCCGTGACAGTCGGCATTGGCGCCCGCATGTCGGCGCCGACGCTGCCGGTGTAGAACTTCGTGATGTGCGGGGAACGAAGGTGGTGCTCCACGCCATCGATGTTCACGATGAAGGGGCGAGCGGCATTCACCACGTAGCGCATCACACCATGGGCGATGCGCCGCTTTGTGGCGTCGGCAAGTTCCCGCTTGCGGCCGAAAATCGACGGGCAAGCGATCGACCAGTCGAAGCATTCGGCGGCGGTGCGCCAGGGCAGCAACCTGCCGCGCTTCACTGCCGGGCTGTCAGGGTGGCCATGCGTCGGCTTGGGCCACACGATTGGCAGGCCATCGCGGCGCATAAGCACATAGAGCCGGCGTCGCACTGTGGGCGCGCCATAGTCGCAGGCGCGCAGTTTGCGCCATTGCACACGATAGCCAAGCCGGCGCCAGCGCGCGACGCGGCGCTTGAAAGGCAGGCCGCGCATTTCCTTGATTTCGTGGCCGTGCTCGTCGAGCGGGCCGGCCGTCTCATATTCCTCGACGTTTTCGAGATAGGCAACGCGGGGCTGGGTTTCCTTGAGCCAGACTTCCACCTCGTCCGACAGCGCGCGGATATGGCGGTCCTTCACCGGCCCGCCCTTGGCCTTGCTGTATTCCTTGCAGTCGGGCGAGAACCAGGCGCCGCCGACCGGCCGCAGCCGCGTGGCCGCAGACGGCCACAGCGAGCGGATGTCTTGGCAGAAATGCTCAGTGGTTGGGTGGTTGGCCTTGTGGATCGCAATCGCCGTAGGGCTGTGATTCACCGCGATATCGACATCGCGGCCGATGGCCTGGGCGATGCCTGTAGACGCGCCGCCACCGCCGGCAAAGCCATCGACGAAGAGTTCCCTCATGCCGCCACCTGCATGGCTGCATATGCCTCGGTACAGCGCCGAACTGCGGTTTCGAAGTGCTGCCTGTTGTGCTCGATGCCGGCAAAGATTTTGCCGGCCTTGATGCACGCAACGCCGGTGCTGCCGGTGCCCATGAAAGGGTCGCACACCGTGGCGCCGCGCACATTGCGGATGATCTTGTCCATGACGATGTCCGGTTTGACGGTTGGATGCCCGAAGTCTTTCAGGGCGCGCGAGCGGCATTCGATGACGCGCTTGAGATCGGCCAGGTCGCCGGCAGGGTGGTAGCCGCGTGCCCAAGCGTGGACGTATGTCTCGATCTCGGGTTGATAGTGCTTGTTGGCGACTGGCATCGGGGTAAGCTTGCGCCATACGCAGAGCGCGAAGCGGTGGAAGCTGCCCCGGCAATGGTCGAGGACGTCGGGCAGTTGGTCGTTGTGGCAAAACACGATCGCGGCGCCGCACAGGAGGGGATTGACCACGCCCAGATCGAAGCCTTGATCGAGCTTCTCTTCGCGGATCTGATCGAGATGTGGCCGGCGCGCGCGGAAGGCGCCCCCGCCCGACGCTTGGAACAAGTACGGGGGATCGAGCACGTCGGCGTCGAACCATCCGAGTTGCGGCCGAATTGCATAGGCGTCACCAAGCCAGAGGCGATGGGGACCAATGCAAACGGCGTCGGGCAGGGGTGCTGTCATGGCGTCTTACTGGCCAGTCTGGACGCAGGGTTGTGAGGCCGAGCAGTAGACAGTGCTGGGCATGGCGCCGTCCCACTTCTGCACCCATTCGTAGCCGACGATCTTGGGATTGTTGGCCAGGGCCTGGGCGCGGATGCGGATGGCTTCGGCTTCGGCGATCGCTTTCACCTTGGTGGCATCGGCCTCGCCGCTGGCCTTGGCCACGGCCGCTTCGGCGTTGGCCTTGACGGTGGCGACATTGGCCTGGGCGGCCAGGGCCTGCTGCTCGTTCTTGGTGCGCGCGTTGATCTGGTCGAGGATCGACTGGGGGATGCGGATCGGGCCAGCCCAGTAGAGCTGCTCGACATGCAGGCCGAACGGCTCGAAATAGCGGCGGACATTGGCCAGCGCCTGGTTGATAAGCTTGGTCTTGCCGGCGCCATAGATCTCTTCGACCGACATGCCGGACGCGCCATCGACCAGGGCCGAGCGCACTGCGTTGCGCAGCGGGCCGGCAACGATTCCGGCCATGTCCGTGCGATACTTCTGGAACAGGATCGGGGCCTTCACCGGATCGACGCGGTAAGCGATCGAGACGTCGGCGGTGACGATCAGGCCCGACTTGTCCTGAAAGCTGAATTCCTCGTTGGCGCCGGTGCAGGTGTTCTGATCGTCGCAACGGGTTTCGTTGGTCCAGGCATAGTTGGAAGTGTAGATCGGATACTCGTAGATATCGGTGCCGATACCGGTCCAATAGGTGCCCACGCCCAACGCCTTGTCTTGCACGCCGGCAGCGGAGCCGTAGCGCTCCACCTTCACGCCGACGTGCCCCGGCTCGACGCGGCTGCAGGCCGCCAAGGCACAACTCGCCAGGGCGAGAATGATCAGTTTCTTCATGATTGGTCGGACCCTTCACGGTTGAAAAATTCGGAGACGCAGATCCCGTCGACCGCAACGACGAGCAGCGAGAGGAGGATTGCGCCCAGGAGGGCGGCATCGTTCTGGAGGTTGACCAGGGCTGGGACGATCACGCGGAACACGGCGATGTTCGTGCCGACAAGAATGGCGCCCAACACCCAGAACATGATGTGATTGTGCCGCTCACACATGGGTAGGCGCGCCATCACGCCTGCCGTCTGCGGAAGAGCCAGTGCAGTCCCGGCGCTGACAGATAGCCCAGCGCGATGCTGGCGGTCATCACGAGCAGCTGGGTGCCGGTGGGCTCCCACAGGATCAGCCCGTAGCTCAACAGGCCAGCACCGGCCGCCCTTGCGGTTGCGGGCAGGGATGCGCGGAGGATCTTGCGAAAACGGTTCATGCTGCGGTCTCCGGTCCATAGAGGGCGTCGAAATGGGGCTTCATGTCGATCCGCCACTGGCGCGCGGCGGCGAGGCGGGCGGCGCGGCTTTCGCGGCGGCGGCGTGGGGCGGGCACCGGCTCTGGTGCGCTTTCGGGGCCGTAGAGCGCATCGAAGCGGGCCTTGTTGGCCAGGTGCCAGGCGCGGGGATCGCGGGTATCGTTCAGGGCGAGCGAGCCGTGATCGTACGGGAAATGGGCTGGAGCGGCGCGCGGAGGCATCATGCTGCCCTCCGGCGCGGCGAACGGCTGCCACCATGGAGCAGCTGGTGCACGGGCGCGCCCGCCTTGGTGCAATCGGGGCACCAGGCCTGACCCTGGCGCGTGGTCCAGCCTGCTGGGGCGATGCCATCGGCCGAGTGGTGTTGGATGCTGCAGGAGCACTGGAAAACGGCAGGTGGGCGAAGGCGCATTGGGCGTTCCTTTCAGGCAAAGATCGGCCGTCGCCGGAAACGAGACCCAGCGGCGGGAAAGCGGGAATGTGGCGGCGGTCAGGAAAAGGAGCGGCTTAGCCGGGAAGCTCTGGTGGGCTGGCGCTGTCGAAGAGTTCGGGCTGCACATCGTCACGCGGGCGCATGATCTCGATTGCATCCTGGCGAGAGACCGGGCGCATCGGCAGCGTCACGCGCGGATTGGGGATCGCGCTGGGTGCGATGCCGTAATCGTAGGTTTCACTGGCCTTCCAGGAGTGCCCGCAGAACAGGTTGGCGCACTGGTAATAGATGTCCCGGTGCGTCGGGGTCACTTCGCGGCTCGTGCGGCGCTGGCCCGCCGTGTTGCAGTGGGGGCAGCGCAGTCGATCCGAGCGACTGGTGGGAGTGCTGTTGTGGCCGATATCGGGAAGCGGGTGAGCCATGGTCAGCAGCGCCCCTGCGTGATGCCTGCGGACCAGCGATGGTCGCAGACCGGGCTCCGGCAAGTGAAAGTGAGCAAGACGCCCGTGCGCGTGGGCTTGGTCGACTTGGCCATGTGCGGCGCGCCGCAGCGCGAACACGTCACCCTCGTCGAATTTTTGGCAGGTGCCGCCATGCGCTGATCGGCAGTGTCCAGGTTGATGATGTCCCCCCCACGCATGGTATCATACGTCTCCCTGTTTCTGGCGATCGAGGGCAGCAAGGCCCTCGGTGATGGCCGCCAGGGCCTCTTCGCCTTCCTTGCGGGCACGGCGGCGGGCCGCAGGGTCCGAAGGGTGCAGGGCAGCGTCGATCAGGGCTGCCACGGCCTCGCCGCTTTCCTTGGCTGCTTCGGCGGCGATTTCGGCAAGGTTCACATCGCCGGGCGCGTGGTTTGCGATTTCCAGGCGCATCGCCATGAGGCGATGGAACGGGGCATAGGCTCCGCCATGATCGATGAAGGCGCGATCGAGGCGCTCGGCGTCGATCATGCGGATTTCGGTTTCGCAGTCGTGGTCGGACCAGTGCCGCACGGCGCGGCCGCTGACACCGCAGGCGGCGCCGCAGCGGTCCCACCCGATCACCGCGGCGACCTGGGTAAGGGTGTGCTGATAGGTCAGCGGTTCCCGAAGCTTCGTCATACCGCGTGCCCCAGCTGCAAACCATTGGATTGATTGAAGGCGACGCGCTGCGCGCCATTGTCTACGCCGCGCCAGGCAGGCGAAGGGCCGAGATCGGCCGGGTAGATATCGGGGCGCAGAAGATGACGGGAAATGCCGGTGGCGGCTTCTACCGCGAGGACGTGCTCTGCGGGCAAGCGCTTCGACGATTGAAGCCATTTCCAGACGGTAGGCTGTGACCGCTCGCAAAGCCGGGCCAAAGCAGATTGACCACCCAACGCGTCAACCGCTTCCTGCAATGCTTCAAATGGAGTGATTTGGGTGTGCATAGCGCCATCTATCGAAAAAGTGTTAGGCGCGTCAAACGAAAAAGCGCAATGGGCAGCTATCGCTTATCCTATAGGTAGGAAGCCCATGAGCGTGGGCGAACGAATTTCCGACCGATTGAGGGTGATGGGATTGTCCCAGTCCGAGCTGGCGCGCCGCGTCGGTTTGGCCCAGTCTTCCATTCATGCGCTGATCAATCGGAACAAGGTGGGGTCAAAGCATATTCACGTCATCGCACGCGAATTGCACACCACACCTGCCTATCTGTCTGGCGAAACTGATGATCCCGAGGCCGGCTACGTTCCTGCGCCAACAGCCGAACAGATCGCCCAGCATTTGGGTATGCGCTTAATTCCAGAAATCGGGTTGGATTTCGCGCTGGGTGGCGGCGCTTTCGTAGATGGGCATGTAGAGACTTCGATGGTGCCGTTCCGCAGCGACTGGTTGGACCGCCTGACCCGTTACGGCCCATCAGACGTCTTCCTCACCAGAGGCGATGGCGACTCGATGATGCCGACCATCCTCGACGAAGACGACGTCTTGGTGAACCGCGCCGACAACCTAATCACCCGCCAAGACCGCATATGGGCTTTAGCTTACGGTGATCTGGCCACCATCAAGCGCGTCCGCCGAACGGCTCAGGGCTCTTTTCTGCTCATGAGCGATAATACAGCCGTAAGCCCCATTGAGGCGACTGAGGAAGAAATCCACGTGGTCGGCCGGGTGATATGGATCGGGCGAAGAATGTAGGTGGGCGGGGAAGCAAGTCATGGATTTTATAGCGTCGTTGGGGTGTGCGGCAGCTTTGGTTTTCGGGTTGCTATGCTTGGTTAAACCAGCAGCGCTGAAACGCCAATCTCGCTGGGACGGTGCCGCGATTCTATTGCTGATGCCCGTGATGGTCGGCATTTCATTAATGGCCAATCCGAAGGTGAGCCAGCCCGGTGAGACGACCCAAAGCGTGCGCGAGGCCGGCATCGCAGTAGTAGTTTTCTTTGGACTATTGGCGATCAGTGCTTTTTTGATCGGCCTCTGGGTGAGCGCGAAGCGTGCGCGCATCGGGGGCAGCGCTGGGCCCGAATTGGACCTGGAAGATTCCCTCCGCCTTCAGCGGGAATGGGTTGCGGCACAGAAATCAAAGCCGGCCGCGCCAAAGATACCGCGTAAAGGGTGGCGAGAATTATGGGCAGAAGCCAAAGCGAAACAGGAAAAGGCCGACCAGGAACGCGCCGCACGTCGAGCAGAGGTGCAAGCACAACGTGACGCTGCTCGCGCTCGCGGCGCAAAGACAACGCCACAGTTTTCGGTGCCTGCGCAGCAGCGGCCGGAGCCCAGCGCAGAGGCTGTAGACGCGCGAACCCGGGAGGCTCGCCGGGCCAGGTTGGCCAAGGTGGCCGCGCCTTCTGGAAATGCGGTAGTGGTTGCCCGCATCGCGCAGCCTAACGCCCTTCCAGCCTCGCCGGAAATCGAGCAGGTGGCGAAGGCGGTGAAGGGAAAGGCCGTTCCGGTGCCAACGCCGGAATGGTGCCGCCCCAAGTCGGCAGAAGTAGAGGAACTGATCGAACTGCGCGGCCGGGGCAAAAGCTCGGGCTGGGCCGGATTCATGCATTATACCGATGCCAACGGGGATGAGTCGGCCAGGCGGATCATTTGCCGTTCCATCTCGGGCCATGGCCGTCCTGAAACGGTCACGGCATTTTGCTGCGAACGCAAAGCGCATCGGACGTTTCGAATTGACCGGATCAAGGAATTGATCTGCCTTGAAACAGGCGAGGTGCTGGACCCGGCTGTGCATTTCGACGAACTTTGGCGCAACGGTGCGTTGAAGGTCGCCGACAAGACACTCACGGATTTCGCGCGTATCCTTGTGTTCATGGCCCGCTGCGATGGGGAATTCCATCCGCTGGAGCTCAAGGAAGTGGAGACCGCGCTGGCGCGCTATGGTGCCGAGTTTAGCATTGAAGACAAGACCATCAAAACGGCTATTCGGAACAGCGGAAAGATCGCCCCGGATGATGATGATTTCGTCATGGGCTTATCCAAAATCAGCAAGCACCCCAACGCCCGCCGGCTTTCGCGGCTTCTGCTGGAAAGCGTCTCAAATATCGCTGCCGCCGATGGCAGAATACATCAGCAGGAGGCGGTATGGACTGCGGTCGTCAGTGATGCCCTTAAAGTAATGTCGGCGGGTAAATGAGATCGGCTATGCGAGAATATCTAGGTCCTGTTTCGCCACACGAAAAGCTCGAACGGAACCAACAAATCTTCGCCGATTGGCAGGCGGGTGTCTCGGCCAAGAAGATCGCTGAAAAGCATCAGATCGGCGTAGTGCGTGTGCGGCAGATTTATCACCGTCAGCAGGCATTAGCCGCCGTAGCCGCAGCAAAGGCACGCAAGGAAACGGCATGCTGAAGATCATTGTCGCGGATGAAGATTCTCAGGTTCGGGTGGGCGAGTTCGAGCTGCCGATCGCTCCAATAATCGGGGCGAGCATCGCCGTTCCCTATCCAGATGATGAAGTCGGGATGGCGTTCTACAATATCTCCGATTTGGTCATCGTATCAGTCGGTTCCTTCTGTCTTCTTGATGGAGACGAACGAGTGGAGGGGCCGGCGATTGTCGCATTTGGCGCGAAAGTATAAGGGGGCAATGCGCAGGGTGGGTGTGAGGCCGCTTTCGGCTTGTCTGCCATAATCATTGAACGAGTAGGCTCACAAATCTAATGCCTCTGATTAATCTGTGGTGGACTGTTTATGAAAACTGTCAGCGCAAAGTTGCCTTTGAAATACATCGACGCTTTGGATCGATGGCGTCAGGAGCAAAGCGATCCTCAGCTGACGCGTGGAGATGCTCTGGAGCATTTTGTCGCAATCGGGTTGGGCTTGGAACCTCCGAGTTTTGAAGGACGGGCTCGACCCGTTTCGCAGGCGGAAATGGATGAGCGAGGCGAGCAATATTGCCAGCTGCTAGAGGAGCTTGGTAGCTACGCGGCGGTTGCGAGAGAAGTGGGGTATTCTGTGTCTACCGTCACAAGAGTGATCACGCGATACCAGAGAAGAAGCGGATCATAACCTGTCTTCACTCAATCAACGGTTTTTACGCGGCCAGGATGTACTATTTTCGCCCGACTATGCGATTTCGAGTGTAAACTTGGTGCTGAACCCGTTGGCGCCATGGTCATGATCGGCGCTGGTGATCTTCCAGGATTCCTTGTCGATGTGCGGGCGGAAGCCTGACAGGGTCACGCGCGTCCCAGGCACGGCGCGGGCATCGCCGTAGGGCAGGGTGATGTCCATCGTGGCCGAGGCGCGGCTCAGGCGGCCGGTTTCGGCCTGCACGGCGGAATGGGCTGCTGCCTCATTGGGATAGATGCGCTTGAGGCGGCGGCGGTTGGTGCCGCCGGCGGTGACGGTCTTGCGCGTGGCCGAATCCTGATCGTGCCACTTGGCCTCGGCGCCATCGTGGCCCTTGTCGCGCGCGGCGCGGCGCCAGTTGACGCTGCTGCACTGCTGGCGCGTGATCGCCATGGTGGGCAGGGCCTTGCCGCTGGGCGTGGTGGCCTTGCCGCGCGGGGCAAAGATCAGGGTGCCTGCCTTGACTGTGGCCACGGCGTCGAACTGGCGGCCAAGGTCGCGGATGAACTGCATGTCGCTCTTGTTGTGCTGTTCGGTGGCCGGGATGGCGTGGTCGGCCAGATCGGGATGGCAGGCGGGGGTGAGGGCGTTGTCGGCCGCCACCTTGGCGATGATCGCCCCGACCGTCTGGCCCACCCAACTGCGCGTCTTGCGGGTGCGAAAGCCGCCTTTCAGGTCTGCCCCGTGCGCGGTGATCGAGACGCGATCCGGCGGGCCGCTCCATGTGAGCTCGTCCACCACGAAGCTGCCTTTGTCGACCAGGCCGATGGGCACGCCGGTGCCCCGCGACCACCCTAACCACACGGCGATGCGCGCGCCCTGTTTGGGCGGCACAAACTGCGCATCGGCATCGTTCACGACGATCTCGAGCTTGTCGGCCTCCTCGCCCTCCTTTTCGCCCAGGCGCAGGGAGATCAGGCGCGGGGCGAGGGTTGCGGTCAGGTCTTGCCCATCGAGCGTGACGCGCCAGGCGGCGCGGGGTTGGCTGTAGGGCGATTGACCGGTCGTGGGCACGCTTGCCATCACGCCACCCGCGTCAATTCGATGGTGAAGTCGATCTTGCGGGCCTGGCCGGTGTCGATCAGGTTCGATCCGCCGTTGGCCAGGCGATCGATGGTATAGGTGCCCAGGATCATGCCGGTGCCGTCCATCAGCGGCCAGGCCTCACCCTCGCTGGCCATTTCCGCCAGGGTTTCGATGGCCGAGGCGCTGCCGGCGAGCTCTGGCACCAAGGTGCCGGTGAGCGTTACCTTGTCGTCGCCCACGCCCACGAACTGGCTGGCAGCGGGCGCGAGGAAGCGATCGTCACGTGCGTGGCGGAAGGCGCGGTCGCGCTCGATGCGGTCGGGCAGCATGGTCTGGCTGTCGAACACGAACAGGCCAAGGGCAAAAAGCATGGGGGGCCTCGCTTAGAAATCGTCGCCCATGTCGCCACCACCGCCGCCAAACTTGCGCTCGATGATATCGGCAACACGCTTGGCAAGGTCATGGGCATCCTCGCCGGGCTGCTGGTAGATGTTCAGCGTCAAGTTGAGGCTGGGAGCGGGGCGCGAACGATCGGCTCGGGCGGCCTTTGCCTTGCCATCCGTCCTGCCCGCGCTGGGACCAGCGAGAGCGCGGGCATTGGCATCAATTACGCGGCTTTTCGCATCTGCCAACGATGGTGAAGCCAGAGCGAGCGCACCTGCGCCTGCAACGCCCGCTGCCATCTTGCCCATGGCACGCAAGGGCCGCTGGGCACCACCGTCGATGCCCAGCGCAAGCCCCTGTGTCAGGAATCCACCCATTTCCATGAATGTGCGTGAAGGACTATTGATCTTGTTGGGCTTCCGAAATGCAGCAATTACGTTTTTTGCCAGCACTGAAACAATACCTACCGGCGAAAAGACGTTGAGACCTTCGATAAGCCCTAGGATGATATTTTTTCCCGCTGATTTCATCCAATCGGGTAGTCCGCTGAAAATGGACTTGATCCCCTCGATCTTACTGCTGATCCAATCCGAAACTTTGTTCCAATTATTATACAGCCAGTACAGGCCATAAACGACGCCTGCGACAGCCGCGCCGATCACGATTGGCCACAGGCCGACAGCAGCGATGACGGGGCCGATAATGGCAAAGGCCGCGCGCACCATCATGAAGCCGTTGCGCAGCGATGCAAAGGTGCCAAGGATTGACCCGAAGCCATATTGGAGGGCGCCCAGCGCGATCTTCCCAGCGATGAAGCCGGTTACCAGCGTCATCAAGCCGCGTGCGAGCTCGGGGTTGGCCTGTGCCCAGCGTGATACCGCGCCCACGGCGGTGTTCACCCAGCCAAAGAACTGGGTGATTGCAGGTAACAACGTGGCGCCCAAAGTAATGGCAAGGGCGCTCATCGTGCCCTTGAAGCTTTCCCAGGCGACGGATGCGTCCTGCGCCTCGCGCTGGCGGAACGCGGCGTCGACGGTGCCGCCGCTCTTGGCCAGATCGCCGCGGATCTTGCGATAGTCCTGCATGTTGAGGATCAGCGTGCGCAGGGCCGATTGCGCCTGCATGTCCTCCACCACCAAGCCGAGCTTCGACAGGTCTCCGCCGGTGGCTTTCTGGGTGATTTCGGCCAGGGCCTCCATCGGGGTCTTGCCCTTGGCATAGGCGGCCTTGAGCGCGGCGGGCAGGTCGACGCCGAAGTTCTTCTTGAAGGCGTTCTGCACCGTGGGCGAGTTGACCTTGGCCAGCAGGTTGGCGACGTTGGTGGCCGCTTCCTCGCTGGTGCCCGCGCCGCGCCGAGCGATTTCCAGTGCGGCGGTGAGATCGGCCACGGCGCCCAGGCCCGACTGGCCCAGCGCCTGGGCCTGCGCCGTCAGGCTGGGGAAGTAGCGGGCCATGTCCTTGACTTCGAACGCGCCGACGTTGCCGCCTGCCGCCATGATGTCGAGCGCTTTGCCGGTGTCGCCCAGGCCCACTTTCAGGTTCTGCAGGTTGGCCGAGGCGGCGGCGGCGCCATCGGCAATGTCCACCTTCATCGCCGTGCCGAGCCGGCCGATCGGGCCGATCATCTGCATGGCCTCGCGCGGATCGATGCCGAAGCCCGACAGGGCATCGACGCCCGAGCGCATGGCCTCGGGCATCTGATGCGCGGCTTCGGCGGCGCGGATGATACCTTGGGCCATGGCGTCGGTCTGCGCCTGGGTGAGATTGGCCTTTTGGGCGATGTCCACCATGCCTGACGAGAAATCCATCGCGGCCTTGCCGGCGAGGACAAGCGGGGCGGCCAAACCGGCGGCGCCCAGCATGTTGTCGGTGCCGGCGCTCTTCAATTGCCCGCCGCGCTGGCCAATGCGGTTGGTATCGGAGTTGAAGGTGTTGATTGCCTTCTGTCGGTCGATCTGCGCGTTCACCCGCTCCAACTGCGAGGCCAGGTTGCGCTGCTTGGCGGTTAGCTCTTCAGTGTTGCCGGCGCCCTTTGCGATCTCGGCATCGAGATCCTTCATCTCCTTTTTCACGTTCCGCAGTTCGCGGAACATGCCATCGAGCGCCTGCTTGCCGTTTTTACCCAGGCCAATGAGGTTCTTGAGCGGCCCCGACAACTTGTCGTTGCCCGTAAAGGACACGATCAGGGACAGCTTGTTGTTGGCCACGGGGCTACTCCGATTTGTTCATGCGATTCCACGCGGCGACGGCGCGGCGGTGCCAGTCGAGCAGATCGGCCAGGTCCATCGCGGCCAGATCGGACATTGGCCAGTGGAACACCGCCGCGATATCGGCGATCAGGGTTTCGACGGTCAGGCCGTCATCGCCGCCATCGCCTCGCGCTGGACCTTGCTCAGAAAAAAACCGACCACCGTGCCGACCACTTCGGCGAAGTCGTCGGCCTCAAGGCCATAGAATTCGTGCGCGACAATGGTAGGCGTGGTGATGCGCGGGATCACCTTGGCAACGGCATCGACATCGGCCGCGATAAGGTCGGTCAGCTTGGTGCCGCGCAGATCGCCGCCCTTGGGCTTGCGGATGGTGAGGCTGGTGATCGGGCCGCCTTCGCGCTTGATAGGCTGTTCGAGGGTGACGACGACGCTGGTGGGAGCGGCCTGGGCGGGCGCGGACGTGGTATCGGTCATGGCGGGCGATCCTTGATAGGGGATGCGGTCTGGTGAAGGCCCCTGCCGGCAGGACCGCCTTTCTACCGGCAGGGGACCGGGCGCGAGAGGGCCGCCCGGATCTGGTAAAGGGATCAGCGGCCGAGCGCGGCGCGGATCTCGGCGTAGCGATCGACGCCGAAGACGATGAAGATCATGTTGATCAGGTCGATCTCGATCCAGTCGACGCCATCGACGATCAGGCGGTAATAGCTGCAGCCCACCTTGTATTTGTGGGTGCTGTTGTCGCCCGGCTTGCCGTTGCCGAAGTCGATTTCGGTATAGCGGCCCATGCAGACGACTTCGACGCTCTGCACCTGCCCGGTGAGATCGTTCTGATAAGCGCCGACAAAGCGCACCAGGCTGGAAGCCAGCGAGGTGGCGCCGAACTGCCGCAGCGCCGCATCGATCATGCCGCCCATGGAAAACTCGAACTCGAGCTTGTCGAGGCCCATGTCGATCGGCACCGGGCCGATCATCCCGCCGCCGCGCCAGTCCTCGGTCTTGATGACCAGCTTGGGCACGGTGACTTCCTCGGTTTCGGCGAGGTGGCCCACGCCATCGAGCAGCATGTCCATCTGCTTCAGCTTGAAGGGGAAACCCATGGCAATGCTCCTTTAGGCGGCCAGCTGGCTGGCAAAGTCGGCGTAATATATGTCGGTCACGCGCTGGTTGAGGGAGAGGCCCTCGAGCGGGGCCACGCCGGTGAAGTCGTAGTCGATCACGGCCTGGCCATTGGCGAGGTCGGCCGCCTGGTTGAGCGCGGGATCGTACCAGGCCTTGCCGCCGATCAGCCGGCCGGCGGTGACATAGCTGCGCAGCTTGGCGTTGATCGTGTCGATCGTGTCCTTGACCAGCATGACGGTCATCGGCTTGTCGGCGGCCCAGGCCAGGCCCTGCTCGATCTCGTCGGCGATCACCTGCGAGGTGCGCACTACGCTTTCGAAGGCATATAGCGGTTCATCGCTGCAGGTGCGGTTGCCCCAATAGCGATAGCCGCCGCCAAAGCGCACCAGCGTGGTGATCCCGGCGGCATTGAGCAGCGCGGCGTCGGTTTCCGTGCTGTTCAGCGCAAAGCTGACGTCCTGGGAAATCCCGGTCACCCCGGTGACGGTCACGTTGGAGATCGTCTTGTGCCAGCCCGTCTCGGCATCGATCTGGGCGCGCAGGCCCATGGCGCGGGCCACGGCATCGCCGGCGAAGGCGCTCGACCAGTTGGGCCAGATCATCATCATTTCGCGTTCGCCGAAGTTCTCGCGATAGGTGAGCGCCTCGGCCACGGTGACACCGTGCCCGGCGAAGTAGAGGAAGCCGCGCAGTTTCTTGGCGACGCCGGCAAAGTGCGCGGTGACCGCCTCGCTATCGAGCGCCGGCGCGCCGAGGATACGAGGGCGCACCTGCAATTCGGCTTCGGTCGTGATCAGCTTGTCGATGCCGGCGATGGTCAGCGCGTCCTGCGCCTGGGCATCGGCGCCCACGCCGACACGCACCAGCACGATCACCGGGCTGGAGACGTCGGCAATCGCAGCGAGGGCTGCGGGTAGGGTGCCGGTGGCGCCGATGGTGGCCAGGGCCTTGCGCACGTCGGTGATCAGCACGCGGCCATTGAGCGGGAAATCGTCGGCCGGGGCATCGGGCGCGGTGCCGACCAGGCCGATCACGGCGGTGGACTGGGAGGCAATCGCGCGACTGCCTGCGGTGAGAAAATTGGTCTTGATGCCGTGCATGGCTGGCTCCTGTTCAGGCGGCGCGGATGGACAAGCGGGTGAGGGGGATCGTCAGGCGGGTGAGGGCATTGCCGATCGCGCCGACTTTGGTGCCGGTGATCGTGGCCACGGCCTGGCCCGAGGCGAGCTCGCCCGCGATCGTGACCTGGCGCACGACGATGCGCGGCTCCCACCTGGCCAGGGCAAGGGCGATACCCATCGATGCGAGCAGCGCGGTCGCGCGGTTCATCGGACGATCGACCAGATCGGCCAGGATGCAGCCGTAATCGCGGCGCATCGTGCGCGTGCCGAGCGGGGTGGAGACGATATCCTCGCACGACTGCGCCAGGTGATCGTCACCCGAGAGCGGTGCGCCGGTCAGGCGATTCATGCCGGTGAGGCTGGTCACAGCGGCCCTCCGCTCTGCGCAGCGCCGGCCTGCACCTGGCCGTGCTTGTGGGACTTGAGGCTGATGCCGGCAGCGGTGACGTCTTCGCCCGCCTCGATCTTCCCCGACACGGCGAGATTGCCGGTTAGAGCGAGCGTGCCGCCATCGGGCAGGGCGAAGGTGAGGGCATGGCTGTCGGGATCGTAGGACAGCACGGCGCCGTCCTTGAACTGGATCAGCGGCATCGCGCTGTTGCCCGGCAGGGGGAAAGCGTTGCAGGTAATGCCGCCGATGGCGATGGCGGCGCCGATCTCGCCCGCCGGACAGAGCACGAGCACCTGCTCGCCCACGGTGGGCGGGCACCACACGCGGGTGTCGCCCATGCGGGGCGCGGCCC